TACAGCCTTCGTGGGGCCGCAATCAATATCCATCCACAGTGCGCGAACATAGGCAACGTTTTCGTGTGTGCGGTTATTGAGCGGGCCAAACTTGGCGCAACCAAAAAACACATCGAACTTGTTACTTACTAGCGTCTCAATTTGCTCATCTACTTCTGCTCTTGTATCGTAAAACTTCTGATCTGGATACTTCCCTAGCCCAAACACACAGTACCGACCCTCTGTGGGTAGTACTGCATCTAGTAGGTCAAAGTGGGACATTTATTTATTTCAGTTGGTGGTGGGCTTTAAGGTGGAGTATGTAATCGCTGATCGCTTGATCGTAGGAATGAAAGGGGACTGAGTCCCCCTTAAACCAATTGTAGATAGTCATTCGGGTTACCCCAAAGTCATCTGCAATCTTGCTAACGCTTATGTTTTCGCGGATACATACACGACCCAAGGCCACACCCAGAGACTTGACGCTTGCTTTTTTATTTGCGTGCACCAAGCTCTGGCTATAACCATAGGTCATGCGTTACTCCTCTTCACTCCAAGCCTTCACCACGGAATCCAAATCCTTCTTGGTCACAGGTGCAGGCGCGGCCTTAGCGGGGCGCTTGATTGGCTCGTCGATTGGATCAACTTTAGCAGGGGCTTCTGCTTTGGGGGCAGGTGCTTCCAACTTAGCGGTCTTGCCGGACATGTCAGCTTGGTATGGTGTCATAACTACCATCTTCAGCACTTCAGGAGTGTTAGCCACTTTGCTAGTCACAGCGTACTGTGTCTTGTTAATGTACTTAGTCGGCGTAAACAACACAGACTGGTTGTCGTTGTCTTCGTTGAAACTAATCTGCGTCACAACGTAGTCCAAGCTCTTGCCGTTGTTGGACAAGTACTTAGAGTAGTTTTCAAACGTGTGCGTGTTATCGCCTACGCTATCACCAAACAAAGACTTGGATGCCAAGTTCATTTGATAGACTGAACCTTCAAGGGATGTGCCAAAGTCTTCTTCCAACACAAGCGCAATGCGACGTGAGTAGCGGCAAGCCTTAGAGTTACCTTGGCCTGAGCCTTTGATATTCTGACCGCAACTATCGCAACGATCTGCTTGTGGGTTAGCTGAACCTGCATCGGGTGCACGCCCATCATTAGAGAAGCAGTCAGGTGCAGTCGGCTCAGCATCAGGGCTCCACTGTTTAGCGTAGAAGATACGACCAACAGCAGGGGATGCGTTAACGATGACGGCATTTACATTGCCTTTGACCTTGCCCATCTCTTCGCCGCCGACTGTCTTACGGAAAATGCCATTCTTAGGCACGATGCGTTTGACTCCGGTACGACCTGCGAGTTGTCGTGTAAGGTCGCTAACTCCTGCTGTTTGCAAGAATTCGGGGAGGTCTTCGTTGAGGATTGTAATGTTACTCATTTTCAGCTTTCTTTAGAACGTCTAACTACCACGGTGTATTCACTTTCGACATTTAGCCCCTTGGGGTAAAGGTCAGGATTCTCAGCGAGAAAGTCTTTCATGTTTGTTTGATGAAGTCTTTTCTCTAACAGGCCAAATGCTCCAGTCTCTTCGATGAAACTGTAGATTGAATCCCAATCATTTGTCCAATACCGTGACTTAATTGAACGCATGATCGTGCCATGTGGGGTGCGAATGCTGTCGGCATTCATGTCTTTGCATACGTCTAGCATCTCTTGCGCTAACACTTGCATTTGAGCTTCAAGGTCTTGATCTTCAGCTTCAAACACTTTCTTATTCGCAGATCGCTTGTCGCGTATCTTGATGTAGAGTGAAGTCAGTTTATCTAACGACACCTTCTCTTGAACTTCTTCCATCTGATTCTCCTAATAAAAATGTGCGGCAATGACAGTTCACATAAAGCAGTGTGTTTTAGCGTTTCGTCCGCTAATAAGGGATTTATAACGGCGCTAACCCGTTACCCATCACTGCCACACAACTCGAATATAACACAACATTTGACAATGTCAAGAGGCGTCTAAAAATTCTTGTCGATAAAGATCAATTATTTTGTTGTGGTTTGCCACGTTGTTGCGCAACAAAGCATATAAACGCTTCTCCGTTGCGCTTCCGTGTATGTGTACGATAGTCATTGGATTGCGTTGGCCGGGCCTGTCGATGCGTGCGTTTGCTTGCAGATACGTTTCAACACTGGAGGTGGGAGCGTACCAAATAACAGTGTTAGCCGCAGTCAGTGTTAACCCGTGTGATGCCGCTTGCGGTTGAATGACAAGCACTTTAGGGTTATCCCGTGTCTGAAACTCTTTGACAATCTCTGCGCGTCTGTTAGCAGACACAGCCCCGTTAATGACATCGCATGTAATGCCGTTCTTAATTAAGTATTTGGTTAACAACTCAATCGTGTGCGTGAACGGAACAAACACGAGCACCTTGTGGCTTGACTCATCAATCACTTCCTTAATTACTTTGAGGCGATCAGACACATCAAACTCAATCACTTCGCCCGTGTCTGAATACACTGCGCCACCTGAGATTTGCAAGAGCTTGTTGAGCTTTACTGCGGCGTTGATAGCCGTAATCTCTTCTCCTGCTGCCTCAATAAGCATCTGCTTCTTGAGTATGTTGTAGTACTTCATCTGCTGTGGTGAGAGTGGAGCCTCTCTGTCAACCGCAGTAACCTCGGGCAAGTCAAGGCAGTCGGCTTTTTCAAACCGAATAGCAGGCTGGAGTATGTTGTGTACAGTTGCTTCCGCAGTGGGCTTAGGTATCCACCGGTAGTCGGTTATCTTGTGCATGACTGAATCGCGGAACTGGCCAAAGAAAGGTGACACACCCTTGGGGTTCACGAGCTTTGCCAATCCGTAAGCATCCACAGGCGACTGAGCCGCCGGGGTTCCCGTCAACATCCACAGACCCTTGACCACTTTGGTAATGTCCCGCATGGTTCTCCATCTGTCGGTCTGTGCGTTCTTATACGCAGACGCTTCATCAATCACAATGAGATCAAACCCACCCGCCATGATTTCTTTCTTAACGATTTCAACGCCATCAAAGTTAATGATGACAAACTCGGCAAGTCCGTTAATGATTTCTTTGCGCTTCTCTCTTCCACCGTGCGCTACGGCTACTGTGCGATGCAGAGCAAACTTAAACAGATCTTCTTGCCATGCGGCCTTCATCACCGATAGTGGGCAGACGATAAGCACTCGGTTAATTACCCCAACTTTCATCAAATAATCCACCGCCCAAATCACTGATGCGGTCTTGCCTGTGCCCTGCTCATTGAAGCAAAAGCTCTTGCGGTTGCCGATTAGAAACTCGGCGGTGGTCTTCTGATGATCGAACGGGGTGAAGCCGTGTGGCCTTGGCCAGTCATACTCTGATAATTTCATGTGGTTTTAATCTAATTGTGTTTCTTGCAAGTTCTAGTTCAAGTAAGTCACGTTCATACAAGTCGTTAAAAAGCGGCATCTGGTCGTGGTTGTGAATTTCCATCCAATCAACCCATCCACTACCAAAGATAAGTAGCCACTTATCCTCGGATGTCATTTCTTCTTACGTTCCTTGGTGCTTGTCTCAGTCACCAACTTGTGCTGTGAGTTACGCTTAAACGAGCGGTTGGCCGTTGGGGATTGCACCTTCGTGCCATCCTTGTTAGCGCCACCTTTGCTCAGCGCTTTAACGTGAGCAATGTCTTTGCCTTCCCTAGAATCAGCAGTGCCATCGTTGTTTTTATCGGGGTGCTTTTTATCGTACTCGTTACGGGCACGTTGGCGCTCCATCCGGTCAGGCAACTCGCCACGGGCAACTTGCTGTTGGTATTCTTTTTTATAAGGTCTTGGTTTGTTTACGTAAGGCATTTTGTTTAACTCTTTCTTGATATACGGCTTCGTTAATAGCCCATTCACGTTCGTTACGACCGCTACGCGACTGAACCTTCTCGCCCGTGGGGGATACTAAACCCATCTTCTGCAACTCAGGCAGTCGGCGGGATACAGCAACGCCATCTTCACGGCTATTCATGTTCGCCATCTTAGCAATACCATCTTTACCTAATGGGCCGTGGTCTAGCAAGGCATGTAGTATCTGATAGTAGTGGGCATGGGCGAACTCCCCTACTTTATCTGCCGCCTCGTGACTTGTCGAGGGGTCTGTGTTACGTGCGCGTACATAATCATCTGACATAGTTCATCCTTTGTTATATTCACATTGCTTCACTGAACACCACTTGCAAAGTGGCCCTGTTTTGGGGTTCCAAACCCCGCTCATGAATGCACCTTCGAGTCGCTCAATATCGGGCAACACTTTCTGCACATACACTGACTTCATCTTGGCATCATGCTCGGCCTTGACGAATTCTTTACTGACTACGAACATAAGCGCAGACTTGACCCGCTCGATCTCGGGGTACTTGGCAAACAAGGCGGCGGCAATCAAATCGAGCTGACCCATGTCGGCATAGCGTGCGTTCTTACTTGTCTTGTAGTCGACCGAGTAGGCTAGCTTCTTCTCGCGGTCTAAGATAACCAAGTCGGCAATCCCATGCCACCACACGCCCTCGGCTGAGAACTCGCAAGGCTCTAGGTCTTTGGTCAATCCTAGTTTTACCTCGCAATGCTTCTCCCCGGGGATGGCGTTTAGTCTATCTAGAGAAGACTTAATGTACGCAAACTTCTCTGGTATGGGCGTGCTATCTCGAATGTATTCCTCAGCAACCGTGTGCATCTCCTTGCCGTACAGCGTAGCTGTTGTGTCACCCTCGATTACGTCCTTGGCAACCTTGGTATGGTAGTACTTCTTAGGGCACTGCTGAAAGGTCTTGAGACTACTGAATGACCAAATGAGTTGTTTCATAAAAAATAAATCCAAATTCGGTTATATAGCCACGCCCAAAAAGCTACAAGAAAAATAAACAAAGCTGAGTAAGTGTTTTTATTGTTCATGCTTGTCCCCTTGCTCGGATGGCGGTGGCACATTCTTCGCCATCATCCATGTACTTGTTCATTGACTCACACACCTTCGCACATGCCTCACGCTCAAGAGACATTGCTACATCAACTGCTTTCTCAGCCGCTTTCATTGCGGCATCATAAAATCGCTGATGCTCATGTTGTGCAACTAAATTGGCAAAGATTTCAAGGGTTTTAATCACATTTTGTGGTTGGATAATCCCTGCCTCATAAGCCATCTTAATGATTTCATCTTGTGTCATATATTGTCCAATCCTTTTGTGTACTTCTTCCAAATGTCTTTAGCGCACATGCCCCACAGATCGCCTACCAATTCCTTTAGCTCTTGGTACATCTCGGGCTTGTGTACCTTCAAGTTTATAACCCACGTTGCATCTTGAAGCGCGGGTTTAAGTTCTTGCCATAGTTCCTTCTGTTCAGGAGGCATGGTCTTTTCTCTGTAGTGCATTCGCTGTCTACGTTCTACGTCTTCCCGCCATTCCTTCTGCCGTGCTTCAATCTCGCGTTTCTTTTGTTCGGTTGTCTTGTAATACTCGGTGGCATAAAACTGCCTCAATATCTCACTACGAAATGGATGCTTCATCTTGCGCATGGCTCTAGCTTCGATCTGCCTGATGCGCTCTCTTGTTACATCAAACCTTTTGCCAACTTCTTCTAGGGTGTAGTCGCAATCCATTTGGATACCAAACCGCATCCGCAATACTTTGGCTTCCCTAGGGGTCAGGCTGTCCAACATCTCTTGCATGTACTCGGCTAACTCTACCTTGTATAGTTCTTCTTCGGGGTCGATGGTCGGCTCTTCCTCGTATGGTAGGCATGGGAACTCAGGCAACATTGAGTCTTCTTTGTACCCATGGTAGTAATAAACTTTGATAAGCTCTTGGCTTGCATCCGCAAGTGTGCCGTAGG